TGCATTATGTTCATTTTCCATCTTAATTGCTAACTGTGCTAACTCTCCTGCCATATGACAGTTCCAGGATTCATATTTTTCTACATCTTGTAATCTTGCTTTAGTGATAATATCTTTTGCTGGTGTATTCTTTTTCTCATAGTCTCTAATCTTATCTTTTAATTCATCTATGTGAGATTCTATATAATTATCATTTACCCTTACAGGTTGTGTATATTCTTGTACCTTTCCATCCTTGTATTCATTTTGAACATAACTGTATAACGTTGTTTTACCAAATGACCATTCATATTTCTTTCGTAGTCTCTCTAATATTGATGCAACATCTTTAATTTCTGGATCTTTAATACCTTCAAGTCCTGCCAAGTTCTTTATCTCTGCTTTGTTTATATTATCTCCTATATTTTTAGCGAGATTCTGTATTAATGGTTTTAAATGTTTCTTAACATTATCTGAAATCGAAGAAATCTTATCTATTAAGTCTTTCGCTTCTTCATTCATAATAAAAAAAGAAGAGTTTTAGTATATAAACCGTTATATACTATTACTCAATGTACTCGATATTGTATGAGAGCATTAAAAATCATGCCTCTGTCATACTTATCACTTACTACCCCTCTTGCAACAAGATTATCGATTCCTTTCATTTGACAGGCCAGACTCTCTCCTATCTTTTCTGTTTCTTCGATAATTTTATCTTGTTCTTCCTTTGTTAGATGTTTCAAAGAATCAAGATTGATTGTTCTTGCTGAAGTAGTATTAACTGTTGTCTCGGCAAAGCCTGTTGAACTTTCCTTACAACTTGTTTTCTTTGTCTTGAAGTCATAGTTAAAATGAGCTTCTTCCTTATCCTTGTATTGCCATTGTAGAGAGATTTCCCCTTTGTACTCTTTCTCTCGGCAAACAAGCATAATTTGACAACTAGGACACGTATCTTCAGCACCCTTTTTCTTGCTTATCATTGTATAATGTATAATAAAAAAAGGATATAAGTGTTACTCTTTGTTAATTTCTTCAAATATAATTTGTGTTGGTAACATCTTAGAACAAAAGTAAATACTAGGATTTGGTGGACTTTTTCTAGTAGAACCAATTTGATCATTATAATCCATAAAATATTCTACTCTCTTATTCATAATCATAATTTCAAACTGATTATTTTTAAATAAATCAAATCTATACTGACTATCAAATATACCTGCTACATTCATTAACATAGCGAATGGTTTTTTCAATTCAAATAACCTGGTCAATACGTCATTTTTAATTGTGTATGGAGGATTGGATATTATATAATCACATTCAATATCAGTTTCAAAGAAATCATTACCTGTTTTTATATGTGTGTACTTAACGTAATGACCTGCATTACTTAATTCACAAACATAATTACTTTGTTCAATATCAAATGGACACCATATGGTAGAATTTGGTTTGATGTATTTCAGTATGGGTTTTATTGCATATCTATGTGTATAATACTCATCATTTTTACTTATTGCTTTTCTAGTTCCGTTTATACCTTTACCATCCATAATTATAATAAAAATAAAAAAGGAATAAAAGTGTTACTCTTCGTCTGTTAAGATTTTCACACCTAATGTAGTTTCACACATTAGTTTGAATCCCTGTAGAGCAGTTAAGATATTATTCTTACCTGGATCTAACTCTAGGAATTGATCTACGTGCATAGAATCTTCAGGATTAAAAGCCCATGATATTTCTATCTTTGAACCTTTACTGAAATTCTTTAAACTAAACTTTACTCTCTCTATTGTTTTGAGTGAAGTCGTTTTGTCAATAAAGTTTTTCTCATCTGACATAGTAATCTATTATTGATGGTATTATAATAAGTTTCCTCTTTCTCAATAAGGATATATTTTCTATTTGTATTATTACAAGCAACACCTGTAGTTCCACTTCCTGCACAGCAATCTAAAATAGTATCGCCTTCATTGGAATATGTTTTAATCAGATATTCAAACAATGGTACAGGTTTTTGTGTTGGATGAATAGGTGGATGTTCCTTGTTAAACTTTAACACACTTCTAGGGTATTTCATATCTCCTAACTCATCTGCTTTGTCTGAGCGTGTAAATTTACCATAGTTATTATTAGTATGACATACCTCTCCCTCTTGACTTCCAACTTTATGATTTTTATTTCCCCTAAACATCTGAGGATTATATGTAGGCAGTTTATCATATAATATAACTATATCTTCATGTGATCTCATAAACATCTTCTTAGAATTAAGATGACCACTAGGTCTGTCCTTCTCCCATATTAAATTATATTTCCATAATTTTTCATTACTATTCATTATTTTTGATGTAAACAACCCTTGACCAAATAATATTATGGGTGTATTAATTTTCTTAACTCTATTCCATTCTGACCATAATTCTTTGAACGGTATAACTTCATCCCATTTATTATGAGTTACACCATAAGGTAAATCAGTAAGTATCATATCTATAGATCCTTTTGCCATCTTTGGCATTTCCTCTAAACAATCTCCTAGAATAACTGACATGATTATACCCCACACTCCTTACATATTAGTTTTACTCCATCATATTCCATACCCATCTTACCGTTACATTCACACGTATACTTTAACAGATATGGATTGACTAATTTCCATCTTAACTTTCTACCCTCGTTAAAAGCGTAACAACTTGTAGCTTTGTATCTTCTAGTTGCTGCTGCCAGTCTACTCTTTTCCTTAGAACTAATTTTAACTTTACCCGACCTAGAGTATTTTGCTTGAATGAGTAACGTTCCACGAAACTTGGATGATCTAGGAGGTGCAGCAACCAGATCGAAGATTCCTTTGCTCGCATAGGACCGAACCACATAGTAGCCTCTATCTTTGAGCCACCTGACGACACGATATTCAAAACCCCTTCCTGAGACATAATTCTTATTTGGCATCCTCGTTTATCCAGAATAAGTATATTGCGTACTGTTCATCTGTCAAAAACATAGCCTCTGTATAGCCCAATGGTCCTGCTTCTCTGTAGTATTTTCTACTGATTCCTCTATGGCCTGATGTAATGCCTCATGTACTAAAGTATCAAATAAACCCCATATAGTTAAATGTCCACCTAACCATATTTCTATAGATCCATCATGAGTATAATATTCCCCAAGTGCATCCTCATTTTCTTCTACGTGGAAGTGCATCTAGATACCTCTTTTTCGTAACATGTCTCACATCTATTACTACCTTTCTTGTTTAAAGTAATTAATTTGTTACTACCCCAGCAACAATGACATAGACCATTAGCCATGTTGACTGACCTTATTATTGTAGGCATCAAATGATACTGTCCATGTACCAGGTTTACTAGTCATAAGTTTATTACCTTTCTGTTCCATCCATTGATCTACACCATTAGATACGGCAGTAGTAAAGCAACCACTATTAACTAGGATCTGTTCCTTAGAATCCCATGAGTTTTTCTTATCGTTGTAGAAGAAAGTATCTCTTTTTATACCCATTGGATCATGTAAATGCCCCATTTGATATATATCAGCCTCAGTATTAATAGTCAAGTTCTCTAATGCTTTGAGTGTTCCACCTCCACCTGCACCATGATTGACATATAGAGTTTTCTTCATTAATGATTTACCTTTGAATTTAATGTCTAATCTTATAAATGCTTTAGATCCTAAGAATGATATGTTTCTTTGTCTACAGTATCTTTTCATATCTCCCTCAGTAACTACTCTAGATTTATACTCATGATTACCCCATTGCATATACCAAATCTTTTCCATACCATAATGTTTAACATAATAATCATGTTCATCAAACAATGCTTCAGTTATATAATCAAAGGATTCCCATTGTTCTGCTAATGTTCTTAATGCTACTGCTTCATCTTTAAATCTAGGATCTCCAGGAAGAATTAAGTCTAGTTGATCTCCACCAAATGATGTGAATCTATATGGATTATCCATTATATCTTCTAATCTTCGTATATACAAATCCTCTTGAAAGTTAGTATTACCAATATGAATATCTGACAAGTTCTCCCAATGAACTATAGTATCAATCTTATCTAGTTCAATGATAACACTTTTGCTATACATATAGTATTTTTGACTTATTGTTAGTTAATAAACCATGTGTATGTAACCCACACCTACTACAAAATTCCCAGCGTGGTATTATATGATTACCAAAATGTATAAACTGTGGCTCTGTAAATCCAAATATACGTTTCTTGTTGTCATATTTCTTAGGCCACTTAAACTTTGTTCCAACTTGAGTTTCCCACCATTGTGATTCTGTTATCTGTGTTATGATTTCTTTTGCAGCACGTTCTTGTGGAGAGTTTATAGGAGATATCTTGTATTCCTTTATTGCATCTGCTAGTTTACCCATATCAATTTTCCTCCACTTTCACTCAAAGAGTTAGTTTTATTTAATAGTTTGTCAATCTCTGCTTCTGCTTTCTCCTCAGTTGAAAACCATAGATATTTCTCCATGAGTTTTGCTATTGCTTGGTCATGTGTGATAGGGTTAGTGAATACAAATCTAATGTAACTTGACTTATCCATATGCTCCATGATACTAGTGTTACGTTCTCCTGGTGTATTCATTCCTAATGTCTGTAGTGAGTCATTTAACATCTTGATTGCCCTACTTGCATGGTCTTTTGTTGATAACTCTTCCAAGTCCAATCTTGTATAAGCATGAGTTAATCTACATAGATCCTCATATGTTCTAATGTCTACTGATAGAGACTCATCCTTTTGTTTAACCTGTCTCAACTCTGACCACCATTTTGTCAAGACTTCATCTACATCATTAGGTATTACAGGGTGTAAAGTCTTTGCATAGTTTATGAATTTCATCATTTGTTCTACAGATAATTCTGGTGTTACCTCTCCTCTTCTTACCTGCATGATATGTTTTGCTATTGCTAGATCCTCATCCATACTTGGTATATCTCTTACAAGAAATACTAATCCAAATCGTGATAGTAATGAATCAGGTAAGTTGATATTCTCATTGATTGATAGTTCTGGATTCCATCTACTCTTCTTTGGATTTCCAGCAGCAATTATAGACACCTTAACCTCCCATGTTATATCAATACCAATCTTTCTTAAACTGAACTGTTGTGATTCCATTATCTCATGACAGTATGTTCTGTCTGTTTCATTCATCTTTTCAATCTCATCTAGTGCTGCAACCCCACCGTTACATAGTGTTACGGAACCAGGCTTTGCAATACGAGTTCCATCTGATAAATTATCTACTCCACCGAATAGTCCTGCTCCACTTGCTGATTTACCTGATACATAATCTGATTTCTTTACTATGTTCGTTACGAACTTGAGTAACTGAGTCTTTGCTAATCCAGGATCTCCTAATAATAATGTGTTAATATCTCCTCTTGCTGTATCTGTTTGAACTCCACCTAAACAAGTCAATAGTAATCCCTCTTTGATAAGATACATATTTCTAATATGTGGAGCAAATGATTTAATGACCTCAGTTTTATCCAAGTCTTTAAACTGTTGTATCTCTTCCTCAGTTGGTATGATAGGTTTCTCATCTGTCAGTCTGTACTCGCTGATGTCAAAGAATCTGTGATATGTCAAGTCCTTTGCTGTTTTCTTTCTGGACCTTAGTAATCCACGTAAGTTCAACTTTGTTCCTGGTTGAATCTTTGTAATGTTATCTCCATAAATGAATCCTGTCAAATGTATTGGGTTTGTTTCTCCTTGTTCTGTCATTAGGACTTTACGTAGTTGTCCTTTGGTTACTTGTTTCTGAAAACAATCCAAGTTGCATCTGTCACATCTGTGCTTTTGTGGTATGTCTCTCCAATCTTTAAAGTCCTGTGGATATTCATAAATTTTATCATGCGTACAGTTTGGACATTTGTAAACTATCATTTCAGCATAATGCTCTATCTCTGATTGTCCTGCTACTATTGTCTGTAGTAATACGTTAGAATCTTTCTCATGTATTGGCCTAAGTTCTGCAAGTTTTAAGAGATTACAGGTTTCTCCATCCTTATCTACAAATGATGTCATTGCTTTAATGACTCCCTAATTAAATTACAAAGTTCTCTTGATGTTCGTTTACCCCATTTAGATTTAAATTTTACAAATTCAATTTCATAACATTTCGGAATGTAAGTATCGTGTCTCAACATCAGATATACGTATAGTCCTGTTATTATATCTTTCTCTGTTTACAGAACTATGAGGTTTTGATCTTGTGATAATTTTACAACATGGACATATCTTAATATCTTTTGTAAAATAAACTTCACATTTAGTACACCGTCTATGATTATCATAAATTGGTCTTGTGGTCTTTTTACATTTTAACTGTAAACATAGACCATGACAGATCTTTACCACAATATAAAGTAACGTACCGTACTTATAAAGTTTTTGGTTAAATCATCTATTTATTATTGTGGAAATAATTTAATCTTTCTTCTCTATGTCTAATATAATATTCCTTTTTTATAATTTTAGTTGCAATAATTCTACATTTTGAACAATATTCCTTTGGCCTACCACGATACCATTCTATTTCCTTATTACAAATCTTACATGTCATTGATTAAATGTTTATAGTAATCCATTATATGTCTTTCCTTTAATTTACCCTCAGTAATTAACCTCATCCTGGTTTCAAACACAAAGGCCTCTATATTATCCAACTATATTCAACATCTCAAATTCTAATTTCCCTATAATTGTTTCTTGGCACTCTTTAATATCGGCAATATTAAGGACAATAAGTTTGATTCCTGCTCCTCTAAATAGTTCATTTCGTTGGATAGTTTTTTGTACCTTTCTATCATGGATTGCACCGTCAAGCTCAACGATAATAATTCCGTGCTGTTTATCAATACATAAGAGGTCAGGGTTTTTCCATCTAAATTTTTCGAGTTCTTGTCTACCAACTGATTCACTAATTCTACATAAGTGTCCATATTCTTTGTCAAATCCAACATACCATTCCCTCTTGAAATCCATATGAAATCTCCCCTTTAAAAACTGTTTTAATCTTATCAACTGATCTAAATCTGACTGACCTTTTTGCTTGGTCCTTTGACCAAATGCTATACCTGACTGTTTACCTCTAGCAGTCAAAGTCCTCTATTTCACATATACAAGATTCATATTCACAGTAAATACAACAATTACTCATTTCTTTTTAACCATTAATTATAATTCGTAACGAACTACTATTTAAACTGCTATGATAAAGTGTACGTCTAAGTATGGTGGTTTGTTTTCGTGAGCTCCACCTCCACCTGTATTTTGGTTACTTGCAGTTGTACTACTTGTATTTTGAGATCCTGAGTTTGCTCCAGGTGTTCCACTACCAGAAGTTGCAGAATGAGTTGCTGGTGTTGCTGCTGTATGTTCTGTGTGAGTATGTGCATTTTGTGTGTGAGTATGTGATGGCATCTCTGATGTTGATATTGTATGTGTAGATTCTCCACCTGTACCACCTCTACCTGCATCATTGGTTGCTGCTCTAGGAAATTTGTTAGTTGTTACAAAGTCTGGTACGTTGAATGTGGTTGATCCATCTCCTACACCATATTCCGTATCTAATACTGCAAAGAGTTGAGCATAAGTTGTTCTTGATACTGCACCACCATTACATAATAACCATCCATTAGGTACATCTCCTACACCACCTGCATACATATTGATTGTTCCAACTGGAATATCAGCACCTTCCCATACAGGAGTACCTAAAGTACCTGCATTATAATACATTCTGCCAAAATCTGATCTCCAAAATAGTCTTGTTACATTATAAGTAGAAGGAAATGATGTACCTTGTCCATATGTGGTACTATTTAAATTAGTATTAGATACAGTATTGCCTGCCCAATCAGCAGTAATAGGACTGGCCATTATAATGTTCCGTTCTCTTGTAACTCGTTAATCTGAACAACGAATAAATCCCCTGCATCTAATACAAAGTCAGTTGATACAACTCTTGCATGGCATTTTGTAGTTCCTGTTACTGCCCAATGAACTCCTGCTTCTTTGATAGTTCTTGGTGTAGCATCAAAACTAGAATCATCCCATAGCATACCTAACTTCATAGTTTGATTAACCCTTGATCTACTTCCTTGAGTTGAAAACCTTTTTCTTGCATATGCTGTATCAGTAAATTCTGTTTGTAAATCTGTTTGTGATTCTGCTTCAGAAGTTGAATTAGATCCTAATGAACAATAATCTAATTGGGTTGCTACTGCTCCAATATCTCTATCAATAGATTCTTTGATACCTTGTAATAATATTACATTATCCATAGATTCAAATTTCTTTGGTCTTGCTGTTGTAATACGATTATTTAACAGGTCATTTTGAACCTCTAAAAGTAATCTTTCATTCTCCTGTACAATATTGGTAGGGTTAAATGATACATCATTCCCATTCCATAGGGTAAATCCCCAAGAGTCTGCGTTTATTTTAATATGATGTGATAAGCCTTGTGCTGTTTCGTGTAGTAATTTAGGTTTATTAAAGTAATTGTCAATATGGTCTAGCATATTTAACTTCCCTTATTTAAAACAAAGAGAAGTATTAACATGAACAAAATCTCAAGGACCAATAAGCTAAGAGATATGACTAAGTTAGAGAGAGATATGGAGGGTATGGTATCTATGCACGAATTAACTTTATTATATAATCAAAATATTCAATTTAAATTAGATGCACTTACTGACGATCCTACATTACAAGATCAAGTTAAATTCGAGTTAGGTATTAACTAGCATTAAATTCGCCTGATGTTGAATTAGATGTAACTCTTTCATCTCCTACAAATGATATGGTAGTTATCTCTGTTCCTACATCTACGCCAGATAATTCAATATCTAGATCATCTTCTGTTAATAATGTGGCACCTAATTCATCTAATAATGTATCATTATCATCATCTGTATTTAATAAACCGTTATAGTGATTTGTAATCCAAGTAGAATCTACCTCAACATTCATCAAGGATACATGTGACATTCGCGTGCCATTCTTTACTCTAGCCATTTTACCTCAACTTCACAATGTTCTATCCCAGAAATTATCTATTAAATCTTGAACTAGAGTTATTTCATCTGTTATTTCATTAACATAATCTGTGATAAATGACTTAATATAATTCTCAAAAGATAACTTTGTTTCATATTCTTCTATTCCAGTCCATCCTAAAGATAATCCGATCATATCGTAATCTTGTGGAGATTGACCACCATTATATTTTATAAAATACCCACCGTCTAACATATTTGCAGGAACTTTACCGTTTGCTAATAATATATAACGTATTATTTTCATTGTGGTTTAGTTGCTCCATTAGCCATAAATTCTTCTGAACCTAATTCATCTAATCCCATTCGTGATAATGCATCTTGATAAGCATCTTTAAACTCATCTGCCATTTTATCTAGAAACTCATACATATCTCTAATAGTTACTTTTTCTGAACTGTTAATTTTCTCTTGAATTAATACTAGATATGTTCTTGTTCTTGCTTCTGCTAATTGTGGGTGTATTCCTAATTGCTCCCAATACTCTACTACTGCTTTTCCTACTCTACCTGTTGCAGATAAATCTTGTATTGCTAATCTAAATGAAGCCTTTACCATGTGAGATATTTCCTGTGATTCATAATCTTTTTCAGTCCAGTTATCAGGTATATTATTATTTTTCTTTATACTATCATACATATCTTGGAACATACCAATTTCTCTTAGTGATGTGTTCATAGACATTGTAATTGATTCTATTTGTGATGTGTATTCTTCTGCTGTTAATCTAGAACTTTCGCTAGTTTCATTTCTCAATTTTTCCACAGTTAGTTTTTTCTTTTCAATCTTATAATATGCTTCTTGAATTGCTTTATATTTTCTATCAATCTGTGCGAGACATTGTTTCATTCTTGAAAGTGGACTATCACTAATCATCTGCATAGTTTGTAGAGAGTAACTACTTTGTGAAGTGGAGTGTCCAATGATTGATGAACCACGTTTATACTCTGGAAGTCTTGCAGTTATCTTTGCTATCTGTGCCTTATCTAGAGTAGCTATATCAGTTACTTGTTTGAATATCTCTATATCGGTCAAGATCCTTGTACTCCTGCTACTTGTTGTCTTGATACTGTCAAGTCACCAAAGTCCGTAGCATTTCCTGTTGAATCTATTGTAATATAATCCATAGTGTTTACCATTGAACCAGTGCTTCCAGCACCAAATACTCCTCTTGTATCTGATGAAATTCCTGCAAGATAATAGCGAGCTACTGTCAAGTCACCAAAGTCTGTTGCATTACCAGTTGTGTCTATTGTAATGTAGTCCATTACATTACTCGGACCATTACCACCTCCAAACACTCCTCTAGTATCTGATGAAACTGCTCCAAAATAACCTCTTGATACTGTCAAGTCACCAAAGTCAGTAGCGTTTCCAGTAGTGTCTATTGTAATATAATCCATAACGTTAGAGCTATCAGCCCCTCCAAATACACCTCTAGTATCTGATGAAACTGCTGCTAATTGATCTCTCCCTACTGTCAAGTCACCAAAGTCTGTTGCATTACCTGTAGTATCTATGGTAATATAATCCATGACGTCACTAACAGAACCACTTGATCCTCCACCGAAACAACCTCTTGTGGAAGATGAAAGCCCTGCTAGAGAATAGCGAGCTACTGTCAAGTCACCAAAGTCCGTAGCATTTCCTGTGCTTGCGATTGTAATATAATCCATAACGTTTGAAGCTCCTGCAAGATGTCCACCACCAATGACACCTCTAGTATCTGAGCTTACACCTGCTGGTCCTTGTTTTGCCACCGTCAAATCTCCAAAGTCAGTAGCGTTACCAGTAGTGTCTATTGTAATGTAGTCCATGACGTTTACCTCGTTAGTAGGAGCACCTACAGTTCCACCTCCAAATACACCTCTAGTAGCATCACTTGATACTACTGCAAATCTAAATGGATTCATGATAAATGGACTTTGTTTAGGCTCTAATGATTTACAACCTATTGGATTATTTAGATCCATTATATTACCTCTATGTTTGGTATCCTATTAAGTAAACTTTTGCTCCAGCAGCTACATTATCTGTATCAACTAGGTCTACAAATATCTCAATTAGTGAATCTACTGCTAGTGCTGGAGCAGAAATTACGGGTTGAGTTGCAGCAGTTCCAGATGTTTTCTCACTTGCATCTACTGTTACTTTTGTAGAGAGTACAGTAGTTCCTGCTTCATGTACATCAAAGGTGGCTAATGCTGCTCCTGTTCCTGCTATTGTTAATCCTACTTTGACATTAGTTAGAGTAAATCCATAAGGCATGTGATATGTAACTACTGGCACTGATGTACTTGCTGCTGCTAATACCGTTGATTCATCTCCTAATGCTATTGCTATAACCTCTGTTTTTGCTGCTGGTGCTACCATTGATAGTAATACTTTATCTGCTCCTATTGTTGTGGCAACTGCTCCTGCTACTGTTGTTACATCTCCAGTTAAATCAGGCATACGATTATCTGCTAATATAGAAGATAGACCTACTGCGAGTGTAGCGTTACCTGCTGTTAATCCTGATGCTGTTCCAGTACAGCTAGTTAATACTCCTGCTGATGGGGTACCTAATGCAGGGGTTGTTAAAATAGGAGAGGTTAATGTTTTGTTTGTCATTGTTGAAGTTTGAGAATCATAAACTGCCAGTACATTTGCAAGAGTTGCCTTTTTAGTAACAGGAGTAACTGCTACATTATCTACAATAGCCACTAAATCTGCTGCTACTGGAGTAGCTTCATTAGTTAAGGCAGTAATCTTTACCATGTATTTAGATTAAATAATATCATAAATAGAAGTAATTAACCTATGACTAAATTATCTGTATTTGTCTGTATAGTACCTGTTGAAGAATTGGTAGCTACAAGTGAATTATTTAGATAAAGTTTAAGACCATTAGATCCAAATGTTACCCATATATGATTCCAAGCATTAGGATTAAAAGCATATGTAACATCTTGATCAATAGTTGAATCTCCTGTAATAGTCTGAGAATCCTCTGTTTGTAATACTGCACCTGTTTCAAGTGATAAATCTGATTCTCCAAATACACTTACAGTTGCCCTTAATTGGTTTGCTGCTGTGGCATGAGGATCTATAGTCAATTCATATACACCTTTTGATATAATACTCTGAGATGCTGTATCAGATGAGGCAGTTGCAGGTAGATAAAACCAACCACCAAATGATATAGATGTAGGTTCTAAATCAACATGATCTGTTATAGATATATATGATGATCCATCAAAAGTAGCAGCTCCACCATGTTTGGTATCAGACACATCAAATGTCAATGTACCTGTAGTAGTATGTGATAGTTGATATGCTTTTACAGAATTTGGTATCTTCTTTCTAAATACAAAGTTTTGAATATCCCTATCGTCAGTATTTGATACTGTTGTAGATGCAAATGTTACCGTGCTGGTCCTAAGTTTAACGTGAGGTGTAAAGCATATCCTTTGCTGTAATCCCTCTGATTCAGTTGGTTGTGCTGTAAAATCATGTATTAAAGATAATATCTTGTTGATGTCTCTACGAGAGGACTTGTCAGTTGGTCGAACATAATCGTTAAGGTTGCTAGACATACCTAAATACTGTATAACTCGTCTAAGGAAAGTTTTATAGAGCTTGCACCTAACCTGTTATTATTACTGTGCATTTCTATCGTGTATGAATCAATAATAGCCTTAATATCTAACCCTGATTTAGAGTCTTGAAGTCTGCAATATGATGCCAATGGTATTCTGTCTGTAGTTGGTGTAATTGTAACATCCTGATATACTCTTCTTTGTTTTCCTAAGATAAATCCTGCTTGTATCATGGCCTGTCTAACTGATTGTTCTTCCAAGTCTCCCCTGATTGGTAATAGTTTCTCTCTAGGCTCTGCTAGTTTTTGTGATACTACAGTATTCTCTAATGATGTCATTAATCTCTTTGCAGAATATACTCTATGTGCTGGAGATCCTGTTGCTGAGGACCATGTTACTCCATCTGAACTATCCTTGTAAGTTCCAGCTCCAGCTTTGTAATTGATATTAACAGTATGACTTGCAGTACCATACTTAGGGAATACAATGTATAACTGTTCGTTTGGTGTAATTTCCAATTTAGGAGTTACAGGATATTCTGCCCAATCAGCAGGTGTGCTAGTTCCTAATGCCTGGAGTGTTTGTTTTGGTATTCTAATTACTCTGCGTATATCTGTTGCATCTGGACTTCCTGAATCATCTCCTACTATTCTAATCTCATGTGCTGAAGCAGGTGTTCCTGTCTTTGTCATTCGTAACGAAATCTTAAATATATTATCTCTTGTTGGTGTTATTGGTATTGCTACCCATGCACTATCTAAGTTATCTGCTGCATCAGGAGCAACTTCATATGATAAATCAAGTGATGGAGCAAAGTGTCCAAATCCATGAATCCAAGAATATAATGAATCAAATGTATGGTCTGTCCAACCAAATACCTGATTCTTCAAATATCCTATCTTTGTTGAACTCCAACCTGTTGCATCAAGTCCTGTCAAATTGTTAGTGAAAAGAAATCCAGAGTCATATGTGTAAGCATCTCTGACAATAAGTTTCTTATCTGCATCTACATACCAATCTGCATTTGCTACACCTGCCATTCTTGATATAAATCCTGCATATGTATTTCCTAACTCATTTACATTTGCCACTTTAATATCTAAAGTTGATGAGTCTAATCCAGGATTCGCTACTGCTGCTGTGATTGAGTTAATGGCCTGTATATTCTCATCTACCTGATGATCCACCTTTGTGAACATATCCAATATGAGATTATCTAATCTAGTCTTTGTATCTGTATCATCTAATGTCAATCCATCTGAATCCTTATCTTGATTTCTTACTATCCTTGTAATCCTCTCCTTTAATATTACTCCCCATCCAACACAGTCTAATGCTATTCCTTGTTGTCCAGTTCCAGGTCTAATTACATTTGCTGATACAATTTTCCCATAGAACCACCTTTGTAAAGTTCCTGCTGTCTTACCAAGATATATCTGAATATCCCATTGTCTCTTGATCAGAGATCCTCTTCTTAGAGTTGCATCTACAAGTGCTGAACCGTTATCTGCTATTACCAAAGTTGCTGAACCATAGTTTCCATTACCGTTCATCTCTATTCTAAGATCAGTTAATTTGAAATTCTGTGTAGGACTTGCTGCTATTGTTGCTGACTCATATGTATATTGTGTAGAACCTGTATAGTCTGTAATGATTATTTTAGGAGAAAGTTCTCTAGGATCATATCCTGTCGTAATGGTCATAATGGAGATGTTCCTGACGACATGGCCTCTAACTGATCTACATAACGAAATCTATCCTGAAGTTCAGTATCTCCTCTAGTTGCATTAAATCTGATAGCAAATGTCTGAGAGTTTGTAAGGTTTAGTTTAGATTTAGATTCTTCAATGATTTCAGTATTGTTAAAGTTGGTACGTTTAGTTGCTGCTAGTAAAGAAATATTTTGATATAATCCTACACCTGAAAATCCTGCTGCGTGAGCTTTACCCAAAGTAGTTGAGGAGAATCCTACTGCACTTTTAGCTGTATTTATTAATGATACATATTGACCTGCTATACCTGATACTGCACCTAATACTTCATGTGCTTGTTGCATATTATACTCTGATCGTATATCAACATCTGGAATTTCTTTAATCATAGCCATCCATTCAGGCATACTTTTTATTCCCATTCTTATTGCTTCGGCAATAGTATCTGATCCAGGTATTCCTGTCATTCTCTTATTTCGTAATAAATTTCTATGACCACTACTATAAATTATTCGACCACCTTTTAATGCATTTATAGTATTGAGCATTAATCCTCCTAATCCATTTACAAATGAATCTCCTCTTGCATTAGATGTACGATTATTTCTTAATGTTTGTGCATTTCTAGCATCCCATCTTGTTGAACCTCTTGTTTCTGATACTGATGCTCCTGCTGCTATTGCTGATTGTGTAAATCCTGTACCACCTGCTGATACATTATATTCAAATCCATTTACATTTCTTGCTTTATTAAATGTAATTTGATTAAATGGTATAAATTCTCCATTTCTAAAATATCCTTCTCTTGCCAAATTATCTTTACTTTTTTTGAAAGCATCTGGACCTAATGCCTCAGCTTGTAATCGTGATAATTCTGCTACAAGATTTGAATCCATTCCAGCACCATATCTTTCGCCTATTCTTGCTATCATTTCTCCACCAAATCCTGCATAGAATGTTCTTGTACCTATCTTGCTATAGTCAGTTCCTAACTTGAATTTTCCTACTCCCTTTGCTATAAATGGAGAGGATCTAGCAATTAGATTTCCTGGTGCAAATGGATCGTCACTTACTTCTCTGATTGACTTATATCCTGAATTATCATGTTTTAAGTCAGCAAAAGTAATATGTTTGCCTTCTTTTGCTTTGGTAAAATTAGTTGCATCATCTGATATTGATCCTAACCATTTACCGTAACTTTGTGCTTTAAATTCATCTCCGTTTGTTAGTGCTTGATCAGTTAATTTAATTAATTCTAATGCTTGATCTCGGACATTTAATGCTCCAAAGTTTGCTTTTTCTTGAAATGATCCAAATGGATCTGCTATGAAAGGTTGTTGTGCTGAACCTGTAGAGGATGTTGCTACACCTGTACTTACAGAAGGATTCACATTAGATTGCCCTACATTAGATGTTCTTTCTCCTGATGGAGCTATTGCTGCTGGTAATGTTGATGATACTGAGCCACCTGAATATGACGGACCTGATCCTTGTTGTGCTATTCCTCCTGCTGTTGTCGGAAGCCCTCCTCCAACAGAGGGCGAGCTAAAACCCAGCCGTTGTTGAGTTATGCGAATCTGTGCTGCTAGGTCTCCACTTTGGGCTGCTGCCACTTCTTGTAATTTTAGATAGTTCTCCATTGGAGTTGATAATTTTTTATATGATGATGCTAATCCTTCATTTGCTGCTGTCAAGTCTAATGCTGCATCTCTTTCTTGTTCCATTAATTTAAGATGATCATCTTCTACTCCAAGTAATCCATTTATTGTATCTTTAATTCCTCCCAAATTTGTTTCATATGCTACCATAGCAGCAGATATACCAATGAATATTAATCCTATTGGACCTAATGCTATTTTCAAGGCGTGAAGTGCAAATGTATGTAATCTTACTGCTATAGTTGCAAATGAAAATCCTATTTTAGTTCCTCCTAATCCTACTGCTAATCCTGTCATTGATGTTCGTGCTGCGATATTTGCTCTAACATTATCCCACGTAGCAAATGTTAATAATTTTACTGCTACTACTTTTGCTTTTGTTAATAATATATTACTTCTATCTAAAATTGCTATTGTTTGCATTGAAGATATGGTAACGTTTGCTATATTTGTTGCAAATAACATATAAATATCATTAACTGCTGCTTGTTCAATTCCCTGCTTCTCTGTCTTTACGGTAAGATCTGCTTTTGCAGTTGCTATCTCTCTAGTAATATTAATATCTTTCTGGGTTCCTGCTAATCCTTGTTGTCTTAAAGTGTTCTGTCTTTCTATTTTATTTGCTAATAAATCCTCTGCTCTTGCTACTGCAATAACTGACATCTTTGCTCTGTTGTTAGCCCTGTCTAAATTAGATATAGAAGTATAAGTTTGTACTAATGCTGTTGATAAGTTTAATGCTCCTTGAGTTGCTGTCTGGAAATTAACGGCTGCTGCTGCTGTTTGTTGTCCTGTCTTGGCTGAAGCAGTTCCTAATTGTGTCATACCTGTTGCTGCTTGACCTGATTTTCTCTGTATATCTTCTAAAATCTTTATAGCTTGTCGACCTTTTATAGTCATTTGGGTTAAGTCTATTCTAAACTTAAATGTTACATTATCTCTAGCCATAGTTGATATTCCTTAAAAATGATATAGAGAAGTATTATCCTACTTTAACATCTTTTCTTGCAGGATTTATTGATTTACCTCTTCTACGTCTGAGAGATAATCTACGCTTTAATTGCCTTCTACCTGTTCCTGCTCTTACTAATGTTGCTCTACCTGCAAATGATATACCACCTTTGAATCCTGCTGAGGTTCTTCCTACCTGTTGCATCCTTCTATTCTTTCCTCCAGGAAGTTTCCTAAAGAACTCATGTGATTCTGCTAATGCTAATTCTAATCTAGCCATGACCATATTATCTACTTGATGATTAATCCTAGATATGAATGGGTTTGGAATGTGACGTATAGTACCCATTGTAATAAATGATATAAGGTCCTGTTGATCGTTCATAATAGTTACTTCATTCTCACTTTGTTGTAATACCCATCCCTCTCTTAATGCTCCTGTATCAACTGGAGTATTCATTTTAAGTAACTCTAATGATTCTACACCTATCATATTCAAGAATCTATATTTTATATCCTTACCTGTAAATTTAAATTTATTAAATTTATTTTGTATCTCTTTTAATCCTTCAATGTCTATTGGCATTATCTAATTCTTCTTCTTGTTGTAATATAGATAGTATATTTTGTATCTCTAATAATTTATCCATTCCTAACTCTTTTTTAAGTTCAAAGACTTCTTTCCAAGTTCCAAATCCGTTACGAACTAGAGATATTAATGGTACTAACTCTCTGAGTTCTGGGTAGTCTCTGTAAGCTTGTTCTCTCTCTTTAGGATCTCTGGATCGTATAAAACGAATAGCTTGGCTCTTTCTATCGTTCCAAGTGTTGCTAAAAAAGTGTATACCTCTGCCATTAATTCTCTAAACTCTGGTTCTGATATTCCAGTATCTAATATATCATCCATACTTTTACCTAACCCAATATCACAAGTTTTAGTCCACCATTCATCATCTGCTGCTAATGCTTCTGTTTGTGTAATATCTCCTTTTTCCTCTCTTTCTGCTGCCCATTTTACTTTATCCCTAAACCATTTCATATCTTTCATAGAAGTATTTTCTATAACAGGAATCTCTAAATCTTTAATAACCCATACCTTTTTATCTACGTTTAAAAATACCATATGATTCGTTTAAATTTTTAGTATTTAAATCTATAGGTTAGTACAGGATTCTGCTCTACAGGTAATGGATTCAATGAGTGCATCTGCTGAACCAGCAGCATGAGTATATGAGTAATCTGTGATAACAGAGTTTGCATATGTTAATGTTACTGATCCTGCTGAATTGAATTTGTAACTTGCTGCATCTGCATCTTTGGATTCATATAATGTGTATAATGCTGTTTCACTTGAAGCGGTGCCAGAGAATACATCTGCTGTAAATGTGATTCCTCTATCAGTTGCTTTAGTATAAGTGATATCAGTTTCCCCATTAACTGCCATTACTGCCATGTTTCTATTAACTGTTGTACTGAATGATCTCTCTCCATATGATACAGAGTTGTAAGTGAATGGACTTCCTCCACCATCAGAGTGTACGATTGGAGATGATGTAGTCTCTGCTGATTGGTACACTGGAGTTCCTCCATCTCCTGTTGATGTTGCTGGTACTGTAATGTCTTTACAGATAAAGGTCATGTTTTGATCCCACATACCTCTTGATACAGATAGAGTTCCTGATGTTGGTCTACATCCTCTCATATGTTGATAATATTCTGTACCGTTTAAGTTAAATGAATATGTAAATGATAATGAACTGTCTGGGGATAATGCTCCTGTACCAGAACTATTCCATAGATATTTCCATAATGTTAAATCTATAGGGTTGTTTCTAAGTGTAAATGCGTATAATGATTGTGTCTTTACTGCATCAATAACATCTTCTGATCCTAATACTGCGACATCCATATGCTGAACATCTGGTTGAATGTTAATTTCTGTATTATTACCTACTATAGCAAAGGTTGATGAAGAAGGTGTTACTCCGTATAATGCTGGAGAAGTTACTGAATTTCCTTCAGTTACGAATTGTAATTCTTTTACTATATCTCGTTTAGTTGTAACGTTATGTGCTGAAACTACCATAGTTTAGTCTTGTAAAAATTTGATATAAAGAAGTATTAAGTTTTGATCTTAAAGTAAATCATCTTTAGTTCTGCTTGAGAAGTAGGTGTCTGATCTACTGAATCCTCAGGTTCTAAGCGTTCAAACTCTGGTTCTGCATCTTCAAAGAAAGCCACTTCTGATGCTGCTCCATCACTCTTGTTTAATCTAGTTGATCCATTTGGCCTATTCTCCCATAGTATTCTTTGAACCTCATCTTCCATATCTAATAGAACTTGTAGTGATTCTCCTTGAATCTCTATGAAACAAGTACAAACCCATGCGTGTTTATCATCTCCATTAACTTCAAAATCCTCTCCATCATATTTTGTTCTTGATGAATAATTAACTCTAATTTCATTTATAAATGATCCATCAGGTCTTGCTAATTGGTCTGGTTCATTTGTATCTGCTGCAAAATATGGAGTTATTGTTCCTGTAATGTTACTTGCTGTCCAATTATCAGATATTAAATCTGCTACTGTTTTATCAAGATTCTCTCTAGATCCTGATAAATTTGTGAATGTGATTGTCATTACGTGTACCAGACATTACCCCATCTTGATTGATCTTCAGGTGCTTGATTCATATAAGATCCGAGTAATACTTTTACCATATCATAAATCTGCATTGTACTTAATGATGTTCTACCACCCAAGTTTCTTAATATCTCTGAACCTGTTAAATTGGCTATTGAGTCAATAGCAGTAGGTACAGTTGAAAAATCACTATTTCTATTTAATATTAAATTAATGATATCTGTTACTGAGTTTTGTATGGAAGTTACTGTTGCTGGTGTACTGGATTTCGTTCCTCCCCATGCCAACTTCTCTATTTCATCAGTCGAACCATACTTTGTCATAATCATAGTTATATAGACTTTAAACAATAGAAGTATTTATGTCACAAATTTTTCAATTTCAAATAGGTTTGGAATGGTTTAGACAATCTAACAAGTATTTAGAGAATTTGATACAAATTAGTACCTCAGATTACGGTAATGTAACCGTAAATAAGGAAGAAAAAGATAAATCCTTTGAGAAAGAATTTGATTATATCATACGCAATATGGGATTATAACCCCTTTTTTATCTATTAGGTGTATCATCATAGTACACTCTATCTGCTATGATTCTTTCCTTAGTTCTAAATTCCTTATCATGCCACATCTCTATTCCATCTACACCTGATTGATTATCACTATTGATTTGTCTTTTTGGATGATCTTTGAACCAGGCATACATTTGATTGATAATCTCCGTATCATCTTTATCATATAGAGAACCATGAGATATTGTATTCTCCTTTTCACTTTGTTTATGTTTATATGTATATGGTCCTTTGAATAATCTTGGCCTACTCATGGTTGTGATACCTACCATATGTTGCATTACTGGATAACACTTTTCAGGTCTATCTTGTATAGTTCGTAACGAATTGTTAAGTCTATCTGGTTTAATATCCATGTATTCATCAGAGTCACATATTATCATGTAATCCATCTTATCTTTCTTTGCTAGTTCCCAATACTTGTTTCTCTTTTGAATCTGAGTCTTGTTATTCATATCAACAATATGTATTTTAGAATAAATGTTTTTCAGGTCCTTTAGATAATCAGAATCAGATTTCTGCTTGTCATTCCTTCCTGCATAAATACCATCAATAACATAGAATTTATCTACATAGTCATATACAATGTCGTTGATAAAAATTTTTATTAATCCTTGAGGATCATCAAAGTAGTTTATCCCTACTCCTACTTTAAAGATAGTCTCTGATGTCAACATTGATAATGTATTTTTTTTGTATTTAAATCTATATTAAAAGTTACTCACACCCAAGAAGAATACTATCTATAACAATACAATTTCTAATATTCCATGATGGCGAACTACCTAACCACCCATCTGCACCGTATATTTCCTTTAGCAATAATATCTCTGGTTGTTTTACTTCTAACATCTGTTCATTATTATTGATATTTATTATAGAAAACATTGATGATCTATCCATTCCATTCTCCCCTGATTTTAATGATGTTGTAATGGAATAGTGTTCTAGACCTAATGCGTGCCCCATTTCATGTAGCACCACATTTCTTACTAAATTCGGTGTTAATATTATCTTGTTTAGAGGTATTGTGAAAGTTCCTGTACTACCTTCTCCAATCATTATCTTTGAATTATTTGATAATCTTTGATGTTCCAGGTATATATTGATGAACATATATTTATGATTTGAGTTATTGAATTGAATTGATGTAGTTCCTACTGCATTAGAGTTTTTAATCTCATTTGTCTTTTCAAAGTTAATCATTATATTGCATTGTTTATAGTCTGATGCTGATTTATGTTCATGTTCTTCCCAAGATATAACATCATGTACTTTTATATTCCAATCTCCATCTGGATATGCCTTGTTAAGTTTAATATCCCATGAGTAAATACCCATTAATGTTGCAACTTTCAATAACTCCCAATTATCTGTTGTCTCTGTTGATGGCTCGAATATACATACTGATGGCCTATCTAATTGTTTTAATTTTAAAGTCTTAAAGACATCAGCATTAACAGTAATAACACTTGATGATATGACTAAAATGAGTATAACTAATAGTATTATACCTGATAACATAAAAAAAAGGTAGAATAAATAGTATTTAGATACTATCTACTCTTGTCTGTGTTTTACTACGTCTGCACCAACTACTAATGCTATTGGAGCAAGCAAAGCTATTGCTGTATTTAGATCTAGTGGGATTTGTCCCATAGCTGTCCACAGAGCGATAAGTCCTGTATAAGCTCCTAATCCAAAGTACCTTAGATTTCCTGCCATACCAAATTCCTTTATCTTACTGTATATAACTATTGTTATCTATATTACGCCTAGAGTTCGTAAAACTTCTACTGTTGTTAATCCTAATGCCATAATCACTAAAGTATAATCTCTCCTTTTTAATTTTCTATCTTGTTGTGATTGTAAATTTCCAATATGTGAATTGTATTCTGCTTCCATAGCAGATAGTCTTATACATAAATCATTTATCCTTGCTTCTATCTTGTCTAGCTTCTCGAATATACGTGCTTCGACATCCATACAAAAATGTATGGAATTAGTATAAATAGAAGTAAAAAAAATAAAGTAAAGTTCTATGCGTTTACAGTAGAAACAATTACGTATGTGTTTGGATCAAGGATATCTACACCAATTCTATGAGTCCATACAATATCCCAGTATTGTCCTGCAATATCTTTTTGGAACTCAATTTCCATCTTTCTTTGTGAGGCTAATCCCCATGCTTTACCTTTAACACATACAAGGTTTCTTGATGCGTTATTGGCTGAAAGAAGTTCATTAGTGACGATTATGTCAATACCATACAGTCTCTCCATTTGTCCGAGTCTGGTAACACCTGCATTTCCGATTTGGGTATATTCGGATAAAGATGTTGAAGAAATTAATGCTTCAAAAGCTCTTGGGCTTATGAAAGCGACCAAGTTACCAGGACTGGTATCTTGACCTAATTCTTCAAGGTATCTTTTACTAAATGTTAGACCATCTTCGTCTAATTCCCCATCAGCATCTTCTTCGGTTGTATTTGATGTTGCTGCACCATCAGATCCCCCAATATGGTAAGGAGCTGTGGTTATACCACCAAAGTCGTGATCGGTTGCACCTAAGTCTTGGAGAATTAGTTTGTGCTCATCTCTGATTGCTTCTAGTCTTGCAGTTTCTCTAATTGCGTTAAGGAAACTTGCAGGATAGTCCTCAAGATTTGCTTTTTCTACTACTTGTCTCCAACCTCGTATGCTACACGTTACGTCGATTGCTGTTAAGGTGTGAGTAACTGCTGTGATGTCAGTAGTTGGGCTTTCAGTAATTGCTCCTGCATCTGGTACAGTGATTCTGTAGAATCTTGCTGTATTCACTCCTGTTGTAACAGCTTGGAATTGACCATACTGTCTAATAGGAATTGCAGTTTTGCTACCTAACTGAATTGAAATGTTTGATGCTTGTTTTACACCTGGAATAGTTCCTGATGTAGAAACGGCTTCTTGAACCTCTCCATTACCTGTTTGTTTTTGGTATGAATGAGTTTCAATCCATCCTTCTTTCTCAAGGACCAATTTGTTATAGCCAGTTTCAAAGAGTTTATCCATGAAAGCTGTTGCTTGGTCGTCAGTAAATGCTTCTTCAACATAACTTGCGTTGGTTGATTCTGCAACTTCTGATTTTGGATTCCAGTTCCCTTTAACAGTTTCAATAACTGCTTTGAGAGTGTCTGAATTGGATTTTTCAATTCTTTCGATAACTTTGTCAGAAACATCTTCTTTAGCTGTTTTGTCAACGCATTTACCGTCAACCATATCCTTTCCTTCAGGACATTTGTCGTCAGCTACTTCAGTTTTTGTTTCTGGTTTACCTACTTCTACTTCGCCATCTGTTTCAATGGTTACTTTGACTTTTTCCTCTACTTTCTTTTCAGAAATTTCGGTTGTCATGTTTTGATTGATTGGAGTTTCTTTATTGGAAGTATTATCAACATTATTTGTTTGTTCTGGTGCAGGTTGTACTTGTGTTGGTGGTTGTATTAATCTAAGAAATGCTACTTCTAATGTTCCTAGTAATTCTCCTGACTTTCTATCTACTTCTTCTGATTCTAAATTAGGATTCTTTGCTTTAACACTATCTGATAGTTCTTGTCTTAATCTGATAGGATCAATAAATCCACCAAATGAAGCAGGTACTTCTTGTTCATTTAAAATTTTAATATATTGTGCGTTATGTGACTCTACAACGTGTAAAGTAGATTCTGGTATTCCAGGTGTTCTAACGACTGATAATTCTAATATTTCATCTAACACAGGTGCATTAAGACATTTAACTTTCATTTCATCACATAGATGTCTTTGTTCTAATACTGATGCTCCTATTGATACTTGATATTGTTCATTGTTTAGTATCTGTTGCCATTCTGAATCAAATACAGTTGCTTCGTATTTCACTTGACTTTTCTCTTCATCAAATGAGAATGTTACTTGGCCTATATGGGTGTCTTTGTCATGTTCTACTCTTAGTGGTACTGTTTTACCATGAAATTTCTTTAATTCCTCAACATCATAATATACACCATTACGTGATTGTCTAGGCATTAATGCAATACCAGATATACGTTCTGCCATGAGTAATTTCAGTTGAAAGCGATATAGAGAAGTAATTATATAACTTGTTTTATTTTATCAATTAATATAATGTAATCTTTCTTACCTTTGATTGTGATTGACTCTGTTATATTATTTAATTTAGATCCTATTATCATAGCCTTTGATTTCACATTTCTTGATCCTGTACCTTTTATGGTTCCCTCTATGATTGTACTGACTACTCCTTTATATGATATTGAATGTATGGTGTTTTCAAATGCACTTGCTCTTATGACTATCTTTTCTTTGTCTAGTGGAAGTCTTGTATTTCCTCTTACTCTTATTACTCCTTGTATGTGTTGGACCTGTGGAAATGATATTAGTTTCTTTCCACCAGAAGTAGGAATAGGTGCAACATATGATTCTCTGTTTAATTCTAATCCACTTTCGGTTTCTAAATCTAACCCACTTTCGGTTAGTAATGCCATTATCCTATGAATACGTCGCCTGAAAATTCAAACTTTGTTAGTAATGGCTCTCTACTGTCTAGTTTAGGAGTCCAATAAACAAAGACCTCTTTTACCTCATTTGCCTTTAGCATATCAGGTATATCAAATCTTAACTCTGGATTTGCGTTCTCTATTTTGATATTATGAACAGGCCATTGAGTATCTGTGTTTTTCATAAACATTGTGTACTTTATAGTCTCTCCTAATGATACTCTACCTAGATCTAGGGATTCTATTACATTATCTGTTTGTTTATCTGTGTATATTCTAATCATTTTTTAACCCCTTTATGAAATTCAATATTTCCTCAGTATTCTTTCTCTTCTCTGCTCTATCTAGTTCTTCTCTTAGGTTGACCATCTCTAACAGTTTTTCATTAGTGTCATTGTCTTTAATGGAAGTGTTTTCTGGCTCTCTTTTATCTTGTAATTGATTAGTTGGAGTTACTGATGTGATAGGTGGTTCATCCTCCATGTCATTTTCATTGATATCTATACTAGAGTTGTTAATGAACCATTTCCTTGCTTCTGATCTCTTAATCAAGTTATCTCTAAATGATGTTATGACATCTGTAATAATTGCCTCTTGTTTTTGAGGTGTTTCAAAGAAGATTTGGATATCTTTTGCTTTGATGCTCTTACCTCTTGCTTTTAGAAATGGTAATACCATTTTAATCTTAATTTGGTTAGCTAATCGTGCCTGAATACGCTTGACCTTTCTAGTTAGTACAGAGTCCGTACTCTCTGATGCTGCTCTTGCTGTAAAGCCTGCGTTGAAGAATTGGAGTGGGAATTTAGATCCTGGCTCTATTAAATCCCTTTGAATGTGTTCAATGTAACCTTCAAACTTACTATTACCACTTGATTCAATTACTTTAACATCAAATTCTTTATCTGTAACTATCTTTGATCCATGTTTCATCTTCTTTAATGCATCTGCTTGAGTTTTGATGAATTGTTCTCCTGCATCAGCAAAGTGGAACATTACTGTTGGATCAGCATGACCTTCAAATATCTTTGGCATAGCATCTTCCATCTTCTTCATCTGAATTAGAGGAGAATCATATACATCTCCTGTATCTGGGTTTGTATATGTAGATAATACTGAATGATGTAATCCTCTACCAAATGCCTCTCTTGATACGTTAGTTAGTTTGAATTGTGTTACCTCTCTTGGTCTTAATTTAATATCTATATCATTAACGTGTTGTAAATAGTATTTAATATCCCCATTCTTACCTCTTACAATACTTTCTATTGTTGTAACTGCAACTTCAACATATTCTTTGTATGTTGGATCATGTTCAAAGAACATATTACCACAACCAAGATAAGAGTATAGTGCATCTTCTAATTGTTCATCCCATTGTATCTCATCCCACCAATCTGTTACCATATCTGCTATACTTTCCTTCTTTGCAGTTACTCTGAGTCCTTTTCCTAATACCATTTGAATATATGTTTCATTTGATAAGTTTAATCGAGGATCTTGGTTGATTGCATTGATAGTTTCAACAAATGGTCTGTCTGGAGCCAGTTCATCTTGCCAATCTGATTGATTTACCTCACTTTTTTGATTAAATGCCTCTAATACCCTGATTGAACCCTCATATTTCTCCTTAATTGGGGTATTTCTAGGTAAAACAGGTGTATTTGATCCAGAAATGGTCTTTTTTATTGTAAATATGTCTGCCAATGCTCAAATAACAATTAAATTAAACAAAGGAAGTAAAAAGTCACTAATCATGTTCAAAATAGACTTCATCTGAGCCATTAATACCTATACAGGTTAATCTAGTACCAGAAACTTCTAATCTTAATCTAACTTTGAATATACCTTGAGAAGTAGGTGTTTTTCCCTCTGCAAACTTGATTAGTATAGTACCATCTGATCCCAATGTTAGATTCTCTGTAGTTGAAAATACAGAATCGCCATCTTGATCTATTAATCGTAATGTTCCTGTGAAACCAGATATGTTTCTTGCTGTTGTTAGTGTATTCTCATCATATACCGTACCTGACAAGTCATAGGTAGCACTATCTGTAAAATCTCCTTGTCCCCAAGTCTTTTGATCCATTTTTAGGTATAAAACCATATAGTTTATATATAATATGATATTATAGAAAGTATATGTTAGCAGCACATACTCCTGCTCCAGTATATCCCATGATTCGTAACGAACAGTTAAATGAATTACAAGATAACCACATTTATGAAATATGTACGTGGCCTGCTTATTACTCTGATCAACAATGTATGGATTCTTTAAGGAAAAACTCAGATCCTAATGTTGTTTTGTATATTGCCTTGATGAAAGGTATTACTCCTATTGTTACTGTTGGAGATCATAAGGCTTTTGTTGCAGATTTTAGTAAACCCAAACCAAAAAAGAAAGATAGAAGATTACCTAGATTTGGTTCAAAGATTAAAGATAAATTAGAAAACACATTAAGATTAAAACGCTCAACCAACTCCAGCAAGAGTACCTGATCCCATCTTATAGTAGTACAGTGCTAGTAAAAAAGCATCTCCTAAATCAAATGGGTTTTGTTTGGTCTTATCAGTACCACCTTTCTTGTTAAACTTGATTGTCATTAATTGTAGTTTTAGTTTCTTAAATGACGGATGAATCTCAACATTCTGAAAGTCTACATTATTTGCTGCATAGTTTAACATCTTTTCTCCATACTGATTAAATGCTATACCCTGTACGTTCATAAAATATTTATCCCTCAAATCTCTTATTCCTTCAGGCCATGCAGAATCCACAAATATACGCTTAGTTCTGAACTTTTCAGATAGTAATCTAACCTTGTTAATAATGTCAATGTAACTAGCCCTTTCAAAAGCATCAGCATAGATAACTGATTTCTTTCCCTTACGTTTTTGTATAATACATATTCCAAATTCAGAAGATCCGAATCCAGGATCTATTCCAATAATTCTGTCATTTGTATCATCATCTACAGTCCACTCATATTCAGTTCCACAACATAACTCTATTCCCTCTGGAGAGAATATATCCCCTACATTCTTTCCCCATACACCAAGATACTCTCTTTCATATGATCTAGCTTGTGAAGCCTTTTTTATGTATTCGGGAGAGAATATGGATGTTTTTGTTTGCGGATCTCTCCTAAGACCTTCCTCAACATAGAAATGGAATCTTTCATATATTGTCTTCTCTGGTCCTTCTTTAGGTTCGAGCATAATGTCGTAAAAAAAGCCACTCGGTTCCTCTCCTGCTGTAGATACCCATATAACCCAACTATTTGATTTTCCAATATATCTCTCTCCGACGGTTCTAACGACTGAATCATCTCTGAGTTTGAAGAACGCTGCTTCATCTCCAAAAAAGAGACTAATCTTTGGTTTACCTCTTGCTGAATGGATGTTATTCGACGGATAACATTTGATTCGGCTTCCATTGACATCTACTTCGTACGCTCCATGATCTACATATCCAAGTCCTTTCTTTTGTAAAAAACCTTTCGCTCGAAGTATTAAATCCTGTGCCAAGTCAACGTTAGGTCCAGTAATAATTATGGCTTCCTTACCACTCCACCATACATCTGTTAATGACTTCCAAACTATCCATAATAGTATAAACTCTGTAAGTCCTAATCCTGTTGCTTTATAAACTGAAAACCACTTGCAGGGATTAGTTCTATCTTCTTCTAATGGTTCCATTTGCATCTTGTCTAGTATTTGCTGTTCATATTCATAACATGGATGGTATATGCCATCTCTCTCAGGACCACCAAAAGGATGAAATATGTAATGCCAAAAACAACATTGATCATCTTTACTTAAAGAGTCTTTACACCAAAAAGTTAGAGGTACAATAGGTGTATCTCTAGTTGCAGCGTTACCTATAATCTGTAGTGTGTTTTTACTTGCTAACCCCATTATCCTCTACCTCAGGCATTGGCCTAGCAGGTCTTAGTTTAGCTCTCTCCATTTTTAATTTCTTTACTTGTAATGGTAAAGCAGAATCCTGTAGCATCTTAAAGGAGTCAAGTTTAATATCATGTCTGGTTCTAGCAAATTTCAAATATAGTTCCTTATCCATATCATCAAATCCTTTGGATTTCTCATCAGCCATAATCTCCTCTAATGCTATGACATCTTGTTCAAAGCCTAGTCTAGCCCTGATGAACTCTCCAATGTATGTGTCCATTGCATCTTCAGATATTGTGTTTTCCATTTCTTGTTCAATCTGTTTGATATGATAATGTACTCCTGCATGGCTACATTTACCAAACTTGCTCATCAGTATAGTATCTTTGTTTATCTGCTCTGCTATCTGATATGCGTTTCTACCAAAGAACATCCATTGTGTACTGATGTATTCATGAAACTCTTTTGATAAATCAGGACCTCTAGTTCTAGTCATGGTCACTCCAATCAAGTAATTTCATTAATAAACCTCTCAGTTATTCGCTTCGCATCATGAATGAGAAGTAAATTTGTAGACAAAGTACCACCATCCTTATCATGTACTGTCAACCCTAATGCTAAAGCCTGGATTCCTGTGCAAGATGGATCTGGTAATGATAAAGGTATTGTATCAGTTGTGAACTTCCAATCTACATAATGTTTATACTGTGATAGAAAATCAGGCATATCCTCATATCTAATAATATTACCTGCATTACGTTCATAGTATTGCACATCAGGATATCTGGCCTTGATTCGTTTTTCTATTAAATCTCTTTGGTATGGTCTGTTGATTGCTATCCATCCATACCCTTCAACATCTTTCTTAAATAAATCACTATCTACTGGAGCAGGTAAGTGCTTAGCAAATGGTAATATATCAAAGAGATCAGAAGTAGTTACATAGCATGGATAATCCTTTACTGTTTCTAATTCTTTCTCATTTAACCCTCTTAACTTTGAGCCATGAAATACTAATACTACCTTTGACTTTGGAAAGTTTAACTTAAATTCTGAATAATCATGTATTACTATCTTATCATAATTTGTCTGGATATACTCGGCTCTCTTAATCAGACTTTGAAGATCTTTGAAAAGTTCAGTAACGCCATAATACTCATGAAAGCCCATTGTGTCAAACTGTTCTAACTGTAACACCTT